CTGCCATGGAGAATCTGCCGGGGTGCCGGCTCCTGGGCAACGGGTGCGGGAGGAGCAATGGTGCCAGACGCATCAACGCTGCCAGGCAAAAAGTCCTTAACCACACCAATGTTGTCCAACACCCCAGAAGGCAGCTCGGCGAGTGTCTGGGCCGCCGCAATGCGAACCAGTATCTCATCCAGAACTGCCTGCTCAACCCCGGTCACCTCGCACCATCGTTCCCGCAAGCGCTCGCGAAGAGCCACGCGATAGCTCGCCCCGGTGTCCTCAAGCCCCAGCGAATACTGCTCAGACCTAGTCATGGCCTTGCGCGAAGGTGCGCCAGACAAATCGCGCACACGCTCAAACCATGGACCAAGGAGCGGGTCCGAAAGGGTCGAAGAACCGAGAGCTCCAGCGGCCTTGTTCGCCGCGGCAAGCGCAACGCCAACGGACCTATTGCACGACAGATGACATTTCTGCACCTGCCGCCAAAAGTCCGGAAGACGTTCGCCGCCATCGAAGAACGCGCCGTAATGGAACTCGCCAAGGAAACAAACTGGATACGGGGATTCCCGGACTATAAGCTTCTGCTCCATAGCCAGGTCTGCCAAAGCAGTAACCCGCGCCTCATCCAAGTTCGGCAGTGGAAGAGCCATGCTCACAGAATCGTCACCACAATACACGCCCAAGCACGCGAACGCCTCAGCCGGGTTCAGTCCACAGCGCCGTAGGGCAACATAATCACCGAACGCGACCTTGATAATATTCTTTAAGGTCGTCGCACTAGTCCCTGAGATCAGCTCCCACTCAGCGTCATAAGAATAACCCTCAGCCATCTTCACAACGAAGCCTGCTCGCTCCTGTTTCAACAACTCGCGTAAAGCGGGCCGGTAACCAGGGTAAGTCAGACCAAGCATGATGGGGTCAGTCAAATGATCGCGGTGCCAGCGTTTCTCAGATCCATCGCAGTTCGTGATGTCGCCCTCGTGCGCGGTGGTTAATTTCACCGGACAGAGGCGTGCATGCAACAAAGGGTCGCGGATCGCTGCTCCCGTAGCCACCTCGTGCACACGCTGCTCAACCTCCGTCGGAGTGCGACCACAGCCCACCCAGGCAAAATGCGCCTTAAGGTGTTCCATGATGGCCAGCGTAAAGCAGCCGAGCGGGGCGTTATGGTCAGCGTCACAGTTCACAATCTGCCGAGGCTTGTACCCAGGTTCAACCTTCATAAAACCACGCATCACGCGGCGGTTCTCTTCAGGCGTCACAAAGGTATGTAGGCGTTCGACAGTG